TTCGTTGGCTTCACTATCCTCATCATCATGACCAGGAACATGCTTTTCACCAATTGTGTAATATCTACCTAAGATATTTCCCATATCTTCGTATAAACCACTCATTCTTTCCTGTAGAGAATTTGCTTCTAAAGCAACTTTACCAAATTGCTTTGATAATCCCTTTAATTCTTTCATATTACGACTAACTGTAACTTTGTCGAACATATCATCGGCTTCAGATAAAGTGTGCTGTGACGCACCTTCAGCAATCGATGATAGTGATTCTGCGACTTCTTTCAGATTTCCACTGCCATAAATATTTTCACCTAAAGAACTGAAATTATTAATCTTACTAACCAATTCTTTAACATCAATTTGTGGTGTATCATCCTCTTTCTTTAACCAAGGATTATGAGATACCATTCCGCCAGCAGCAGATACTTCTTTTAATAAATCTTTTAACTTAATGTTAGCCATTTCTTTTCTCCTTAGATATAAATATCTACTTTCCTAATTTTATTTCTGAAATTTATCTTCTAAACCATCTTTACCATCTAAGTAATTATATACACTCTGTAGATAGTCCATAGATTTAGTTAGTTTAGATTGAACCCAAGCCGGTATTTCTACCTCACCATCTTTACCTACATTATCAATTATTTTGTAAATCATCTTAGAATATTTCATAGAACGTTCTAATTGAGCCTTAGCCATCTTACCTTCGTGATCATCAGCTTCATTTATAGATTCTACTTTGAACGGTGGTCTATCTTTATCCGTATAGACTTTACCTAATTCTAAATCTTCTAATATATCTTTTATCTTAATCATTTATTTCTTTATAACTTTGAAAGCAATATTCTGCATTTTCAGTATTGGTAGTTTAGAAAATTTCTTTTTATTTGATGCATTGATAGCGTCATATACTTGAGTTATAGCAGATGCTGTATAACTATCCATTTTCATTTTTTTACCAGAAACAGGATCTTTTACATTAGAGTATCCTTTCTTTAGAACACCTCTTATTTGAGCTATCACATCCGGATCTTTAGCTTCATTTACAGATTCACCAGCATACTGCCTTTTATAAAAATCTGCATCTGCTTTAGATTGTTTCTTTGGTTCTTCTTTTTTCTTCTTAGAAAACTTATCCTTTAATCTTTGAAATATACTCTTAGCTTTCTTATGATTTGGATTATCTTTATTCTTTAAAGCACTAGCTGCAGATACATCCTTACCTGTTTTAGGATTTTTCATTTTAATTTTTGTCATCGCTGTCGCAGCTGCCATAGCTGCTGGATTTTCGTTTAACTTACCCTCTTTCTTTAAACGACTCTTTTCAGCCCTTCCTCTGTTCTTAGACTCTGATTCAAATCCCACAATTTTTCCTCCCTTATGAGAAGCATCCTTACCATCACCATTACCATAAGTTCCTTTCTTACGATTATATTGATTTAATTCTGCTCTGTATTTTTTAGACTTCGTAGAAGATTGAAATTTTTTATACTCTGCTTTATAGTCTCTTTTAACAGCCTCACCTAAACTAGAAAGTCCTACAAGTGCTATAGCTTTACTTCTCGGAGTTGAATTCCTGTATGTTTTATTTACATACTTTAAATTATTTTTAATCATAGCTGCAGCATCTTTTCCGCTATTTCCATATTTGAGAAGAAGTTGGTATATCTTCTTCAATTCAGAATTTACTTTTTCACTTACTTTTTTTGGTAAATCATCATGTTTTGTTTTAGCATACTTTTTAACACTACTCTTCTTCATAGACTTAGCAGCCTTCTGAGCTGCTTTTGAAAATTTACCAGCAGGTGCTTCGCCCTTTTGGATTGACCGAACTATTCCCATAAACTTTTGTTGTTGTTTGGACTTGGATGGCATTTAGCCTCTCATTATATCGTTAATGACTGCTTCTACCTTACCATACTTAGTATCACGAACAGCAACATTCTTATCAATACCCTCATTCATCGGATACATAAAAGCACCATGCGTAGATGGATTGGATACGAAGTCAAATGCGATTAGTTCAAAATCATCCTGCACTTCTTGTGCCCCGCTCTCATTAACAGATTCAACAGAACCCATACCACGAGAACTAATACCCAACCTAATACCTGATTTAAATAATTCTTTTAGGATGTTTCCACTTGGAGTTGGTAAAACCTCTACAGTTCCAATCAAATCATCACCATTCCAATTCATCTCTGTAATATTGTGGGATACATTAGCCAAGTTGACAACAGAAGATTCAGGATGGTCTAACTCACCCATAGCCCTTTTCTGTCCAATGAAGTTTTCAAAATACTTCTTAGCTTCACGCATTAGTATTTCTCTTGGATAAACCCTTCCATTTTGATTCTTAGTGTCTGCTCTCTGCAAAACACCTTTAACAACTAACTTTCCGTTGTTTTCTTTCATAGCCTCAGTTATCTGATCGGCCTGTATATCAAATGGTAGATAATCTACTATTAGTTGTTTCATTTTCTACTCCTAAATATTCTATCATAATTTTCTTTTAGAGGATGTTTCTTTGATTCCTTTATTGGTTTATATTTTACACCATTAATAACTTTGGTTTCATTCTTATCTGAACCACCAGCCAGCTTTTCTCTTTTTGCCTTTAGTTTCTCTAAGTCTTGGAATAACTCGCCGGCCAACTCTTGCTGTTGAGGATCACCATAATTTGAAGCGGCCATATTCATATTTGCTTCTGTATCTTTTATTTTCTTATCCAATGCGTCTAATTCACTTTCTGATTCTTCATCATCAGCTGCAAATCTCGCATCTCTATCCATATCATCAGCCTCATCATCAGCTGCATTATCATCGTCGCCCTCATAATCCATAATTTGTTTTTTCAAATCAGCTAAAGTCATACTAGCATCATCAGGTATAGATGCTATTGTATCATCATCATACTTTGAACTAACTAAATCCATACCATCCCAATATACATCATCACCCATCTTATCAACAACTTCAGAGTCATTTTTCAGCATATCTGTAATATCATCCGTATCAATAGGACCAGAGTTAGCATCCGATATTTCTACATCATCGCTTTCAGAATTATCATCTGACTTATCTGAGTCACCACTATCTCTATCGAAATCACCACCACCTAATTTACCACCAGAATCCTTTTCACTATCACCACCATCGTCCTGCATCTTATCATATGATATCTTGGCTGGATGATCTTTAGGCATAGTTTTAGCAGAACCGGCTTTCATTTCACCAGGCTCACCATCTTTGGTTTTATATTTAATGATTTTTTCATCATCTACATCAGCTTCATTTACACCTTCTTTTACATCCTTACCAAATATTTTTCTCATCTCCTTTTTGAATCCACCACTTGTCCACAGCTGTGATGCCTCATAGGAATAAGGTTCTATTCCTTTTTTAGCTATTAATTTCTGATGCTTTTTATTAAGTTCCTTTACAGCTTTTTCTTGTGCTGGAGTCCAAGCTCTTTCATTCAAACCTCCTACTTTTACGGATTCATTTGCTTTTTGAAGAGCAAATTCAACTCTACCATTTTTAGATAATCCCTTTTCCATTTTTTCATCATCTACATCAGCTTCATTGATAAACTCCGCCATCATTCTTTTATAGGATTTTAGTATTTTCATTAGTCTTTCTCCATCATAATTTCGGTTCTGAGACTTTCCAATTGTTCTATCCATTGACCAAGTCTCCTTATCATATAATTCTTATCTACATCTTTTTTCTGTATCTCTATCTGCCATCGTTTTAACAATGTAGAAATACTAAAAAGAGTGTCCATATAGGACTTCTTTTTATCTTCAAACGGCATAGTGACCTCGGTTACTGTAACTGACCTACTTTATTCGCTAGTTTAACTAACCTCTCACTTATTTTATTTAAAGCCTTATGTGTATTTTTCCAATATGACTGTGAATTAACTTTTAATTCATTTTTTAATTTAACGTTCATCTTAACAAGTCCTTCTAAATGCTGTAAACCATCACGCACCTCTCTCATTGAACGACCAATTTTTTGCTTTGGAGTCATTGACTCATCATTTCTGTAGTTGTGATACTTGCCTTCCTTAACTACATCATATCCTGTAGAATTGGTGGAAATTTTCTTTTTCTTTTTCTTACCTTTAGCAGATTTGCCAGTAAATGCATATGGTGTCTGATAACCTGGCGTAGCAGCAGAAGTGCTAGCCTCACCAAGCTCTTTTTTGATTAACTCTCTGATAATTTCTTTGAGTTTATCCATTTTAGACATTCTTTAGCTCCTTAACTAACTCATAATATCTCATAAGGGTAACCACCTGTTTATCTTCGACTATTCTACCTTTCATTAGCGTATCTGCTTGATTAACAGCTTCATTAAGCTTAATCTTAGTGATTTTATCATCAACTGTAGGTAGAATTGATTGGAGTTTTTTCTTTACCTTTACAGTTTCAGTTTCTATGAATTCTTTAAGAGAATTAGTGTTAGAAATGTTGTTTATGTATTCTTTTAGAAGCTTTTTCTGTTCACCGCTCAAAGAATTATACTTTTTATTAAATTTTTCGACTAAGATACCATAAGCAAGCAATCTTAAATCTTTTTCTTGCTTTCTATACCCTTCAACAAGCTCTTTCTCTTTTACTTTAGTAGAAATATTCTTTCTTGTGATATGTTCTATAATGGTAAAACGATTTTGTGTTTTAATAGTTGGTTTGTCGGAATTTTTATTTTCAAATAATTTATAGATGGAAGCACTTACCTTATAATTTGATATTCTAGCCATAAAAAAATCATTTACTTCATAATTCTTTTTTATTTCTTTGATTAAATTATACTTTTCTCTTCTCAGAGATGCGCTATTCAACTTTTGATGCGCTGTTACTACAGCGTCAACTAAATGATTAGCCTTTGATTCTGATTTGTAATTTTCAGTAGTTAATACCTTATACAAATCATACTCTTTTCCTAATTGAGTATTCTTATTAAAAAAAGTTTTTAAAATATTAGCAGCCTCTGCGTTTTTATTATTATTTAATACATCTACAGTTATCTGACGTGTTAATAATTCAAACAATATACCTGTGTTTCGTATTTTTGAGTGCTTTGTCTGTGAACTCATATTAAACTCCAATTTATACAATTCTTCATATATAAATATACGATTAATTAATTTTTATCATTATTAAGTGAAGAAACTTCTTCCTTATATTCCTCTTCCACTTCATTTGATTCGTATAGTAGTGACTTAGCACCACTACCTAAATGTTTGTATAGACTTTCATAGTGAGCCTTAGCAACACCTCCAAAAGCCATCTTTTTATCATGTGCGCCTAACGGATCTCTTCCCCTCGCACCGCTATCCTTACTATATTTATTAGCTTCTTTAGGTCTCCCAGCGCCTGGTTGTCCACCTTCTTCTGAACCACCATTATTATCTAACTCATGACCTGTTCTACCAGCAGCCATATCCGATGGAGTGCCTGTCGCTTCACCACTTTTAGCAGGATCGTTACCTTCTGCCTCTATTTGTGAACGCCTAAACTTAGTTTTATAGTCAAAAATAATCTGCTCATCATTTTTCTTAATATCTTCATCAGAAAAACTGAATATATTTTTGTAAATCCATTCGGAAGATACCAATCCATCTTGTAACATAGATGAAGCAAGAGATGTTTTACTACTCCATAATTCTACTTTCTCTTGTTCATATATCGTAGATGGATTTGTTAAACCTAAATCAAAATTTACCAGCTCTTGATCTCTAAATCCCTGTGCATATAGATGAACTACAGCAATCTTTGTTAATTCACTAACAACTATTCTCTGTATTCTTTCGATTGTTCTAGCAAATCTAACATCTTCAGCGGCCAATGTAGCTTTAGAACCTAATCCTTCCTCATATCCTAAGAAAGCCTTTGGCACCCTTAAAGATGCAAGTAATCTATTCTTTAGATATTCAATATCATCAACAGCCTCATAGGTTAAACCAGCCATATTTTCAATATTAGTCCCACTATCTCCACCACGAACTGGCAAAAAGAAATCCTCTGTTAAGTTCTGTATATTGTATCTAAGGTTATAGTCACCTGTTTTTTCATCGATAACAGGAGCCTTCTTCATCTTATTTATTACCTGTTGCATATAGTTATCAACTTCTGCAGGTGGTATATTTCCTATATCTAATTTGAATACTCTCTTTTCAGGAGCTCTCATAATCCTATGAATCAACATAGCATCTTCCATAAGAGTTAATTGTTTCCAAACCTTTCTTCCAGCCTCTAACATAGAACGACCATAAGGAACATAGTTAGAATCTGATAATAAACGAAAATGTGCAACTTCGTAGTTTTCAAGTGTTTGAGCTTCT